GCGTCGGATGGTATGGAAATGACCGCTACAGGCTTGCAGGAAGACGTCGATTCTTTTTGGAAAATAGTCGCCACTCGGCTGCGTGCAGCGCGCCGGGTTTCGGGTATGAATCAGCCGCAGGTAGCGGCTCGTGTCGGCCAGAAAGGCATGACGCAGATTTCGCTATGGGAGACGGGTGAGCGCCCGCCCAAGCTGACCGATATGGTGATGATGGCCAAGCTGTACGGCGTTCCGATGGACTTCCTGTGCGGCCTGTCGAATGACCCGCTCGCCGATGCGCCGGAGAACAACCAGGGCTTCCTGGCGAACATGATCACCAAGGCCATCCACAACCAGCACATGAGCTGGGTGCAGGCGACGTCGCAGTCGGTGGCCACGCAGATCAGGAACCACGGCCAGGACCGCAGCGATATCGTGCAGGCCGGCAAGGTGCTGGGTGATGTGGTCAAGGCCTATGCGCGCCTCAAGGAGCTGAACCCCGACTTCGAGGATCAGGTCAGGGGCGCGTCGAAGCTGGAACTTGAGCTGGCCAGGCTGTCGGATCTGATCAAGGGCGCCGAGCGCCGGATCGAAGACGAGCGCCGGCAGTGCGAGATCATCGAGCGTGAGATCGGCATCGCCACGGGTGAGTTCGAGCGCCATGCGGCTCGCGACACCGAGCAGACCGTCAACCAGATGATGCTGGATATCACCAACTAGCAATCGATTTGCAGTTTTCAACCCAACGAGGCGACACCATGAACAAAGCGGAATTGATCGACGCCATCGCGGCGAGTGCAGATATCAGTAAGGCGGCAGCCGGTCGGGCGCTCGATGCGTTCACCGACACCGTGGAAAAGACCCTGGCCACTGGTGAGTCCGTCACCCTGGTCGGCTTCGGCACCTTCCAAGTGAAGTTCCGCGAGGCCCGCACCGGCCGCAACCCGCAGACCGGCGAGCCGATGGCGATCAAGGCCAGCACCGTCCCAGGCTTCAAGCCAGGCAAGAGCCTCAAGGACGCGGTGGCGTAACCGGATAAGCGTGATGCGAGTGGCGACGTAATCGCCCTGATCACCTCGCAAGAGGCTGCATCGGTGGATGGACCTGGCAGGCTTCCTATCAGCTTAGTCGCGGTTCGTGCCTGTTAGGCCATCCACCCATGCAGGCGTGCCAAGTGGCTGCAGCGCTCGGAGCAGCAAAGACCCGTGAATCTCCTGGGCCGGTATGAGCGAGACGGCCAAGACCAGAAACGAGCGACGGGAAGTAAGCAGGGGTAGCGCCCTGGTGCCTGCATGATCCCCTCAAAGCAACTGAGAAGCATTCAAAGCCAGAACGGCACGCTTCTCATGCCACGGCAGCTCCCCGCCTCCCCTGTAGTGCTCCCCATACCCGTATAGCGGGAAACCCCCAAGGGGTAGCACTCCATCCCGGTAGTACCTTTTCCCTCGTGGGTGTGCCTTTTTCACCCGCACACCGGTTCCTCCCCACCGGTTCCCTGAGTGTTAGCCAGGCTCTGATCGCCTAGAACGCCGACCGCATGGCATTGCGTTAGGGGGCGCACAAGGGGGCAAGAAACAGGTAAGCCAGGGGTAGCCATTAGACCCTCCTTGCCAGTAGCCGCGCTGGTCTGGCGCAAAGCGGCACTCCCCATCCACGCTACCCAGGATCACGCCATGGCTGCACAGAAACCAGCCAAGCCGGCAGCTGCCAAGAAGGCCGGCACCAAGCCAAAGGCGGGCACCGCCCCCAAGGCCACCACCAAGCGCAAGGCTCCCGCAAAAACGGTAGAGCCCAAGAGCGCGCCAGAACCCATCGAACTGACGCCCGAGGAACAGCTGATCGCCAGCATGGACCCACGGCACGTCGAGTTCGTCGAGCAATACATCCTCAACCTCAACGGAACACGCGCATACAAGGCCGCGTTCGCTGAAGACATGAGCGATTCAGTCGCCGGTGCATGTGCCAGCCGGCTGCTAGGAACGGCTAAGGTCCAAAAACTGCTCGCGTGTAGGGTCAAGGCCATGTTCGAGCGAACCGAGGGCCTGCAGGATCGAATGCTCGCGCAGCAATTCGCCCTGGCCTTCGCCGATCCGAACGAACTGGTCGAGCACCGTCGCGAGTGCTGCCGGTACTGCTACGGCATCAATCACGAGTACCAGCTCAAGCCGAGCGAGCAGGATCAGCGCCGGATCGAGTGGCAGAAGGAGGTGCGCGAGGCGCTGGCCGCGAAAGAGGAGCCGCCGGAGTGGGGTGAGCTGGGCGGCGTCGGCTTCGATCCGCGCAAGGAGCCCGTCGAGTCGTGCCCTGAGTGCTACGGCGAAGGCGTGCCGCGCATCGTGATGAAGGACACCCGCGACCTGTCGCCTGCTGCCAAGGCGCTCTATGCCGGCGCCAAGTGGGGCAAGGACGGCATGGAAATGCTGATGCACAGCCAGGAGAAGGCGCGCGACGTGCTGCTCAAGATCCTCAAGCTGTACGACGACAAGGCTGAGGTCGTGCTGGGCGTCGTGCCGCAGGAGAAACTGGACTCGCTGTATGCCGAAGCGCTAGCCAATGCCATGGCAGGCCGCGAGCGCACCCTCGGACGCAAGATCGATGCAGTGCAGGAAGGCTCCAAATGAGCCCGCAGAGCGACGAACGCCAGTTACCCCTGGTGGAGGTATTGGTGGAGGCGCCGGAAACGCCTCAAAACGCGCCGCAGAAGCTCGGGCGTCACGCCGAGTTGTGCGCCATTGCCGTTCGATGGCTCAGACGACCGCATAGCGCAGGCGGCCCTGGCTGTCTGGTGGCCGTCAGTGAGGTGGCTGGTGGCTGGACTGGCGAGATACCGGACGCCATCGGCTTCAGTCATTCCTGGGGTGAGGAGGGTGCCACGGTGATCGAGGTCAAGGTCTCGCGATCCGACTTCCTGGCCGACCGCAAGAAGCCGCACCGCCAGGATGGTCAGGGCATGGGCACCTGGCGCTACTTCATGGCGCCCGAAGGCCTGATCGCCGTCGAGGAGCTGCGAGCAGGTTGGGGCCTGATCGAGGTCAACAAGCGCGGGCACTGCAAGGTGCTGGCCGGCGCTATGCGCGACACGAAGAACCTGGGCTATGACGCGCGCCGTGCGCAGGTCGAGGCCTGGCGCCAACAGGCGGACGTGGCGCGGGAACAGTGGCTGCTGGTGCGGTTGCTGGCACGCCTGGGTGACGTGGAAGCGCTGAACACCGAGCGCAAAGACCTGTTCCGCCATCGCGATGAGTTCTTCAAGCGCATGCAGGCGCTGAACGAGGAGAACGCCAAGCTGCGCCGGGAGAACGCCCTTTACCGATTCCGAGAGCAGGCCGCAGCACGGCAGGCATCGCCCGACGATATCCGCGGAAAGCTCGCAATCCCGCGCCAGGCAAGCGTTACAGCCTGATCACGCCACATCCAGCAGTACCACCAGAAGGCCCGCCATGCGCGGGTCTTTTGCTATGCGTAAAATATAACAAATGCTACTTGACGGAGTGAGCGTTAGAGGCGAACATTGTTCGTAGAAAATGAAATCCCAACGAGGCGAACCGAATAGTGTTCGCTTAGGGGCAGCCCGCCGGGTACTACTCAAGAGGAAAGGACATGACGCGCACCTATAGCGTCTATAAGGGAGAGCAGGGCGGAAAGATCGTCTACATCGGCACAACGATCCAAGAGCCTTCCGCACGCTTCCGCTGGCACAAGGCGAACGGTAAGCCGTTCAATTTCACCGTGCTCTCTCAGCATCAGACAGCCGACGAAATGCTGGCCGAAGAGCTTCGGCTTATCGAGCTTCACAAGCCGAAGCACAACAAGCGCACGAAGCAGAACCTGAATGTAAGGCTGACCGCAGTTCAGCTGCAGGCCAGGCGTGGTGACGCCCAGTGGTGTCAGTGCTGCCTGCGCCGCCGCGTCAACAAAGGCTATTCGCGCTGCATGTACTGCACGTAACCCGCCGCCCTGCCGCTCGCAGGGCCTCCCGAGAGCCGATTCGATGAGTCGGCTGCCGAGAGCAAGAGACGCCAACACAGCAGCGGGCGCGGCCCGTCAAGAGGAAAACCATGGCAGGCATCATCCACAAAGAGCCCTACCTGACCCTGCATCGCCGGATCGGGCAGGCCGCAAATGACGAGACCACCCTGGAAGTGCTCGTGATCGAACCCACTGGCGAGCCAATGATCCGCCATCCAGACGGCCGCACCTGGGTGCTGACCTGGGACGAGATCATCGCCATGGCGGTGGAGAAGTTTGCCGAGCCGGTCGAGAGCGCACCTGCTGCCCCGCAATGCTTGGACTGATCAAGGAGTACATCATGGCCACCATCGCCAATATCTACCGCGCGACGACCATCAGCCCGCCTGGGCCTTACCTGCCGCCGCAGGCGCTGTCGCCGGTCATCCGCATCGACTTCGCCGACGACGGCCAGGACTTCACCCGCTGGTTCGTGCGGGATGGCGTGGTGATCGACTGCCAGCCGTTTCAGGGGCGCGTGTGGGTCGGGTCGCTGGTGCTGACGCCGGTCACGCTGGGCGAAAGCCTGCGCATCGCCACCCGCGAGACGGGGCGCGAGCTGACCCTGAAACATCCGGTCATCGCGTTCGAGGTGCTACCGGAATCCGAGGCGCAGGAGATCGTCAGCCACGGCCGAAAATGGGCTGAAACGCTAGGCATCCCAGCCGCCAACCTTGGGCTGTAGCCCGCAATTCATTTGCAAGGAGAACCGCCATGCAAGCACAACATCAAGCCAACGCCCTGCCCAATGGCACCGTACTGCCCATGGGCGCTATCCCGCCCGTCTCGAAGCCTTCGCCGGTTGCCGGCCTGCGCCCTGTCGCCCTGTCGGCTCGCGTCAAGGAAGGCGTCACCTACGTGACCAAGGAGATCGGTCGCGGCCTGTTCCATGGCTGGGGCAAGGAGTTCGAGGAGTTCGACAGCGGCGCCTGTGAGGTGTCTGTCGCCATCGTCGAGCTGGATAACGGCGAGGTCGAGACCTACTGCGCCAATCAGGTCCGCTTTCTGGATCGGGAGCCCGATGGCCAAGCCTAAGCGCCCCACCAAGGAACAGGTCATCGCTGCCCGCGCGCAGTCGGGCCTGTCCGCAGCCAAGGCGGCCGAAGTGATATGCGTCACCGGCCGCCAGTGGCAGAAGTACGAAGCCGGCCAGGCCAGGATGCACCCGATCCTGTGGCGCTGGTTCTGTTTGCAGTTTGATCTAGTCGAGGAGCGGGTATGAGCACTGGAAAACGAATCGCGCCGCTGAGCCAGAAGTCCACGGACAAACTGGCGGTGTGGGTTATGGAAAACGAAGATCACCCGCTGGCAGAGGCCTACGCGGGCGCCTGTACATCGACGGTATGCGTCGAGCAGTGGGGCAAAGCCGAAGGGGTAGAAGGCAAGGCCGCCTATCAGCGTGCGGTCGATCTGGCTTGGGATGCTCGCCACGAAATTGGCCGGCTGATTCTCCGCATGATCAAGGAGCAGGGGCAATGAAAACCGAACAACAGCTGACGCTGCTGATTGAGGTGAGTTTCGAGGGGAAAGGACACGAGCGTGAGTCGCTGTGTGTGGACGTGACCCTGAGCGACACGAACCCCAGCGATGAGGATATCGCCAGCGCTGTTTACGAGGAGGTGCTGGAGCACCTGCAGAAACATCCGCGCCAGGTGCCGGAGCCGACGCGCTGCGACAAGACCGTCGATATGTTCGGGGGTGAGCCGTGAGCAATCGGCGCACATTCGAGCAGCTGACCGAGCGAGAGCGCTTTGAGCTGGCGGCGAAGGCGGCAGGGCTAGGCCCGCTGGACTTCGACTATGCCGAGCGTGAAGGGCATGGCTTGTACATTGGCCCACGCCTGCCGATGCCGACTGGCGTAGTGATGGCGGCCATGCACCGTTACTGGCGCCCGCTCGCCGACGACGGCGACGCGCTGCGCCTGGCTGTGGCCATCCCAAGCCTCAACCTGCAATGGGTCATCGCCGAGGCGTATCAGGCAGCAGATACCGAGGCCATGCGCCTCGATTACGTGCGTCGCGCCATCTTCCGCGTGGCTGTCGAGTTCGGGAGCCGGATGCCATGAGCAAGGTGGTCGCTGCTGTCGTACTGGGTGCGCTCGCAGGCCTTGGGCTGTCGGTTCTTGCCATTGTTGCAACCTTGGCCGCTGCCGACGCTACCGTCACAGTCCGCTACGAAGCCGCTGGCGGGGCAGTGAAATGAGCATCCTTGGCTTTCTGATCTGCCTGTTCCGTGGGCACTTCTACCGGCCGGCGTATGAATACCGCTATCGGGCTCGGTCGGAGTCGCCCCGTGCGAGACATACGGCACGCCGTTATCGCTACAAATGCGACTGCTGCGGCGCCCTGACGAAGTGGATGACGCACCAGCAGCACGAGGCATTCGTCCTGAAATTCAATCCTACATGGGGTGCTCGCGGATCGGATTCGCAGGGCCGGAGGAATACAGCATGATCACCATCATCGCCGCCGTGGCGGACAACGGCGTTATTGGCCACCAGGGCGATCTTCCCTGGCGCCTGCCCGAGGATCTACGCCGTTTCCGCGCGGCCACCATGGGCAAGGTCTGCATCATGGGCCGCAAGACCTGGGAGAGCCTGCCCGAGAGCAAGCTGCCAGGTCGTCAGTGCGTCGTGCTGACTCGTGGGTTTGGCCGCGAGATCGACGCGCCTACCTATGCCCTGCTGCCGCATGAGTTCGCGAAGCTGCGCAGCTATGCGAAATATGCCGAGGTCATGGTCATCGGCGGCGCCGAAATCTACGCCATGGCCCTGCCGCACGCCGAGCGCATGCTGCTGACCCGTGTGCATCAGTCGCCCGAGGGCGATGCGTTCTTCCCTGCGTTCGATGCGTCGTGGCGGCTGGTGTCGAGCGAGTCTAGCGAAGGCTGCACCTTTGAGACCTGGGAGCGGGCGGCGTAGCGATGGCTTATCTCAGAGCGAACAGCATGAACCATCCGCGCGAGGTGCGTATGCGGTCGAGTATCGAGCATCGTCGAGCGCGAACCGGCGTGACTCCCTACGAGGTGATGGTGGCTGGGGGTAGTGTTCGGCGCCTGACACTGAAGCGTGTGGCTCTTGGCAGTCTCTTTTGGGCGGTCAGGCGGCGTAGCGTGAGGAACTGCCGCCGATCATTGGGTGGCGGCCTGCCGCCCGTTGTCCGCAAGGCTTTGCGCGTAGCCCGTCGGCGACAGTGGGCGCGGCTATGACGACAATCCTGTTCTACGCGCGCATGGCTTGTGGCGCAGCAATCCTGGCCATCTGCCTGGCCAATCTACTGTTCGATGCGGGGTGGTAATCGTGAGATACGTTGAGGTTCAGCGGCACGTCATGCACATCGGCCTGGCCATCCTGGGATTCTGTATCGCCATGGCCGTGAACATGCTGTCGCCGGTGTTCGAGGCGCGTCTGTTCGCGCTGCTGGGGGTGTTCATGGCCGGCTTCGCTGTCTGCTACCACATCGGGGTAATGGTTCGTTGCGTGAGTCGCACCGAGGAGGTGTCTCGTGGCTAGTTGGCTTAACCTGGCGATCAGTGTCGCGCTGTTTGGCATGGCCCTGCTGCATATCCGTCTGTCCCGGTCGTACCGCGCTCGCTGGCAAGCATCGCAGGCCGAAGCGAACCGCTATCGCGATACCGTCCGCTGGGCAAGCCTGCGCCTGGCGGACTACCCCGAAGCGACGGCAGTGCTGACCTGGGTGCGCGAGCAGTCCGAAGGCGGCATCTACCAGCCGCAGACGATCAACGAGCTGCGCGATCAGCTGAAGGCGGGGCGCCAGGCTTATATCGAGTGGGTGGCCTCGCATGTCGCAGCAAAGCCCGCCGGCGCGACCCGCTGGTGCTTCAAGTGCAACGCGCATAAGCCGCTCGATCAGTTCACGCCGGCCGCTGCCGACTGCCCGACCCGTGACGGCTATAACTACGCCTGCAATACCTGCTCCGCAGGGCTGCCGAAGCTGCGCCGATGCCCCGAAACGCGGCGCATGTATGACCCTGATGATACGCCTGCAATGTGCTAGCGTCTGTTATTGCGCTGTGCTAGCATTCGCTACGCATAAGACAAGGCGTCGCCCATCATGCAGGCGGCGCTTTGTCGTTTCTGGATCAAGCCAAAGGGGGCTCTATGGAGAACGGGGAAAAGGGGCGAGCGCCAAGCCTGGACGATGTGATGCGCGCGGTGCTGCCGGAAGATATGCCGATGCACCCTGATCATCCGATGCAGCAGGCTGAGCCAGACCCGGCGCAGGATGAGCGAGGCGAGTTCGTGCGCGAAGATCGCTATCTGGTCATCAAGTACGCGGATTTGAATAAGGTTCCGGCCGAATATCGGTTGCCGTTTCTGGAGTATCTTGACGACGTTAACGCCGAACTGCCGCACCGCGAATTTGTTGTCGTCGAATCCGACTGGCCTGAATATGAGCCGGTCTGGAAGATGATCGAAGATCGCGTTGCCGGCGGCACCCGCCCCGCGCAGACCGAGCAGCGGCCTATCCGGTTGCCGCAGCGAGCTGATACCAGTCATGGCGACGCTTTTGATACGCAGCTAGCGGAGGCATACAACGCCGCGCTCGATGAAGTTGCTCGCCTGAACGCCGCCCCCATCGCGCAGACCGCCCCGCAGCCGGAGCAGAGCGGGCTGTACACCTGCATCGGCAAGGGCGGTTCGTATGAGCTGATCGGGCGAGCGACTACGGCTGGCGCACTCAAGGTGACAGGCCGTTTTGCGGATGAGGTGATCGTCTATCGCGACACCAAGTCGAACGCGCTCTATTGCCGCGAGCCTGGAGACTTCCGCCTGCGGATGGCTCGCGCCGCCCTGTCCACCCAAGGTGGCAGCGATGAGTAGCAAGGCACTCAGCGCGATCATTCGCCACGAACGGGCAGCGCAGGAGGTCGCCGCCCTGACCCGTCGCATAGGCGTGAAGCTGGGGCACTGCCCGATCAGCAGGACGCCTGCCGACAACGAGTGGATGCTCGACGAAAAGGGCCGTCTCAAAACGCACCTTTGGCAAGCGTTCAATCATCGGGAGCCGAGCGATTGCGGTTACGGGGAAATGGGCCTAGGTGAAGACGGCATCGCCGACGCCTTGAGCCGTGGCAGTGAGTTTGCTTGCCGCCACTGCAAGCGCGCCTATCAGCTGATCCTGCGCCGGAAAAAGGCACGGCAGGAGCTGGGTAATGCACGGCGGGCAATCCGCACTATCGGGCGCTTCGCCCTGGCTGCCAAAGGAGGCGCCCAATGATCCGCTTCATCGTCCAGCGCCACGAGCAAGACCACAACTGCGGTCTGGAGTCTCGCGACTTCGTGACCCTCGACGCCAGTGTGCCGGAGCTGGAGCAGCTGCTGCGCCGTGGTGGTCACGGCGAAATGGGTTTCGAGCACTACCAGCTGCTCGGGGTTGAGCTGCTGGACCTTGACCCCGAGCCCGAGGCGCTGCCGTACTGGGAGCCCTGCAATCCCGGCTGCGATCCCGAGCTGAATGGGGCTCGGTCGAATCTCTGTGCCTGCGACCAGGCGAAGGCGGCATGGGCTGGACAGCCGCGGCGCGCCACGGTCGCCGGCATCCAGATCGTAGAGGACGCGACGGTGCCGGATGACTGCATTCGCGTGATCATTACGCCCGACGCTTCCGTCGATGACATTCCTGAGTTCATAGCAGGCAACGGGAACAAGGCGCGCCGCCGTGCTTTGGCGATGGGTGTCACCCGCTGGGTTCCGGTGCCTGCCCCGGTCGATTCGGAGGGTGGCCACTGTGATTGAGCGCGCATCCCCCGTAGAGCTGCGCAAGGCCTTGGAGCTGGCGCAGCAGCTGGCGCAGGCCGGCATCCTGTTCGTGCCGGTTCCGGTGCTCGATTCGCAGGATCAAGCGCAGATGGGCAGCCTGGTGCTGAGCCAGATGGCCCGATTCGAGAAGGAGGTCGATAGTGAGTAATCGTTCAGCAGGCGCCGCGCGCATGCACCCACTGGCCAACTACGGCCGCCGGTACATCACCCGCAGCGGTGCGATGTGGGGGCCGGATATGGTCGCCCTGTGCTTCGCGCTGGCCATCCGGCACCACGACAACGCCACCGAGGCGATTCGAGCGACAGCGCGCCGCCTGGTGCCCCTGGTGTGCATGGAACACCAGCCGAACATGAAGAAGCTGGCGCGCGGGACCGATATCGACGATGCAAACACGGTCTCATGCGCCCTGGCCATCATCAATCGCGTGTGTGAGGTGAAAAGCATCCGGCCTGACGTGCCGTTCCTGCAGGTGCCGCCCACGCTATCCATCGTTGCAGGCCAAGGAGGCCAGGCAAGCATGACCACCACCAAGCAGCAGCGCGTCGAGCACTGCAATCAGCTGATCAGCATCATCGCCAGCCACGGCCGGCAGTTCTTCCGCTGCAAGAGCACCGGTAACGTGGCGAGCATGGAGGTCGATGCACGCGGGCGCGTGTGGTTCCACGACTACCGCACCCGCAAGCGGATCTACACGCACGATACGTCGTTCGGCAACGAGTGGCGTGGCTTCACCAGCGGCGGCACGCTGCGCAGCCTGGTCGAGGAGCTGCGCGACTACATCCGCACCGGCAAGCCGCTTGCGCGCAACCGGATCGGTTTCACTCGCGACGACGGCAGCAACATTTGGGGCTACTCGCCGGAGGCTATCGAGGCCTGCCGCGCCGAGTGCTACGCGCTGCCGATGTTCCGTGCGCTGGAGGCGGTGGCGTGAGAGGTGAATACGTCGAGATCGATCTGCAGGCGCTTACTGCGCCTCGCGACGGTGCCACCGCGATGGTTGACCGCTGGTGGCTGGTCTGCAACGGCAAGCCGCTGGTATGGGTCAGTGGGCTGAACATCGCACCGCAATGCAATCGCCAACGCGAGATCGTGGACATGATCGCTGAGCGGGACGAGGCCTTGGGCGCCATACAGGTGCCGGTGGCGTACTGGGATGATTCGCTGATAGCGCACCATAGGGCGCAAGGGGAAAGGAATGATCAAGGTATTGGTTGATCCCGCTGCGCTGGAAGAGGCGGCAAAGTGGCTTGAGGTTCACTCGTCAAGCTCAGGAAGCGCCGAGGCTTTCGCAGCTGAGGCATTGCGCGAGGCCATTGCCCAGCCCGCCGAGGCGGAAGGGGTGCAGCTTCGCCGGTACACGCCGATCAGCCAAGGCGACCACATGCCGGCGATGAATTCATGCGATCAAGGCGGATGGGTGCGTCACTCCGACCACCTCGCCGCCCTGTCAGCCGTGACCGCCGAGCGGGATAGGCTGCGGGAGGAAATGGCCGAACTGTGGAAGCGGATCGACAAGTTCCAAAGCCAGTCGCACGGCATTACCGCACTAGCCGAGATCGAGCGACTCCGCGCCGAGGTCGGGCGGTACGTTCCGCTGCATGAGGCAGTCCAACGTGCCGCTGACGAGCTGCCCGAAGGCTGGGCGATCCAGCTGTACATTGAACGCGACGGCGGCGGCGTCGAGCTGATAGGCCCTGACGGCACAGAAGACTTCGCCACCAACAATGAGCGCCTGGACTACACCGTGATCGACGCGCTTGAAGCCGCCATGGCTGCGAAGGAGGCGCGATGACGCCAAGAAAGCGACTGATGGAGCGCCGCGACCGCAAGCGGCGCAGCCAGTTGACCAAGACCAAGATCCTGCGCGCCAACCGCAGGGGCTGGCGGTTCATCTGGTGGCGCTTGGGCTTCTGATGACCACTCGCGTGCTCTACCGCACCTGCGACTGGCTCGACGCCATCGATCTGGTCGAACTGATCAGCGAGACGGCGAAGTCCTGGCATGTGCGCGAGATCAGCACGTCCGGCGCGCTCGGGCCGACCCGCTACATGAAGGGCGGCCCGAACCAGTTGCACCGGTCCTGGGAGGCGGCGCACGCCCATCTTGTAAAGCGGGCCGAAAGGCGGGTGCAGGACGCGGTGCAGAATATGCACCTACTCCAATCCGACCTCGAAAGGATAAAGGCCATGAAGAAGGAAGCCCTGCAATGACCATCCC